CGTGATACAATCCTCGGAGAAGACATTGATTCGACGTTTGACAGCGCGAGGTCCGTCAGGGCTTATGTCAATAATGTTGAAGGATGGGAAGGACAAGGCGAGTTACTTAGCAAATTTGGAGTTCGCGTCGAAGACAAGACAACGTTTATTTTCTCCCGTGAGAAGTTTAAAGAAAAGGTTGATGACCTTGAAGTCCTTAATGTCGAAGGAAGACCGAACGAGGGGGACCTAATCTATTTCCCTAGAACAAAACATTTATTTGAAATTAAATTTGTAGAAGCAGAAAGACCCTTCTACCAATTAGGAAAAGGATATGTTTGGGAATGTCAATGCGAACTCTTCGAGTACAGCGACGAAGAAATCGACACTGGTGTTGCTGAAATCGATGCTATTGAAACAGCGTTTGCTAATAGCATCAAACTAATAATGGATGCAGGTGGGTCTGGAGACTTTACAGTTGGTGAAGAGATCGTTGGTGATCTTTACCTTGCTACGGCAACTGCAACAATCTCTGGCGATGCAGTTAACGCTATTACAGTTACAGATGGTGGTGAGCACTACAAGTCTGCTTTACCACCAACAGTCACAATTACAGGAGGTGGTGGAAATGGTGCTACGGCGACTGCTACAGTTTCTAGTGCTGGTATCGTTACTGGCATTACTGTCACCGCTGGTGGGAGCGGTTATAGTTCTGCGCCTACTGTCACAGTGGACTACTCCCCCAAGGATAGTAGAGCAGAAGTCAAGTCCTGGAACTCTAGTTCAAGAGAACTTCAAATCATCAACAGGTCAGGAACTTTCAACACTTCCGAAACCGTGAAAGGTCTTACCTCTGGTGCTCTCTGGAGTCCTGAGTCTTACAACACTCTAAATAATACCAACACTGCAGATAGCATCGACCAAAACTATTCATTTGAAACAGCGGACGACGATATTATCGACTTTACCGAAGGCAACCCCTTTGGTTCAATTGGTTCAACTACTGACACTACAATCTGATGTTAGGCACATATTCATATAACGAAATCTTTAGAAAGACTGTTGTTGCGTTTGGAACTTTGTTCAACAACATTGAAATTCGTCGTTCTGACGAGGTGATGAAAGTGCCTCTGGCATATGGTCCTAAGCAAAAGTTTCTGGCGCGTCTAGACCAAGTACCTGATCCGACTAACAAAAGAGTTCAGATCACTCTACCTAGAATTTCTTTTGAGATTAATAGCATTCAATATGATTCTGGTAGGAAAGTATCACCTACTCAGAAAATTAAAATTGCAAAAGATTCGGACAAAAACAGTAATGTTTTCATGCCCGTCCCCTACAACCTAGGGTTTGAACTTGCAATCATTTCTAAGAATCAAGAAGATGGTTTGCAAATCTTAGAACAAATTCTACCATTCTTCCAACCGCATTATAACCTTTCGGTTAAATTGTTAGCGGCAATGAACGAGTCTAAGGATGTTCCTGTAGTCTTAACTAGTATTGATTATGAAGATGACTATGAGGGTGATTTCCAGCAGCGCAGAGCAATCATCTACACTTTACAGTTTACAGTAAAAACTTATCTATACGGTCCTGTTACCGAAAGCAAGGTCATCAAGAAGGTTATCACCGATATGTATTCTACTACGGATACAACTTCGGCACCAAGAGAAGTCAGATATACAGTTCAACCAGATCCGATTACAGCAGATGCTGATGATGACTTCGGATTTGGCGAGACCTTCGCAGACTTTACAGACAATAAGAAACGTAATCCTACAAGTGGCGCTGACGAGGCAATTTAAAAATGGGTAATCCTTTTGATGGACTAAATGATGCTTTTGGAACAGAACCTTCTGAACTCCAAAAACATGTGGAAAAAGTGAAACCAGTATTGAAAAAATCTGATACCGAAGATGTGAAGCATGACTACGAAGTATCTCGTGCTCAACTTCACAACTTGGTAATGAAAGGACAGGAGGCAGTTGATGGCATACTTGACGTGGCACGAGCGTCAGATCATCCTCGTGCTTATGAAGTTGCAGGTCAACTTATCAAAAACGTAGCAGATACTGCAGATAAACTCATTGACTTACAAAAGAAAATGAAGGAGTTGGATGCCGATGAAAAGAAGTCTGGACCGTCTACTGTTAATAACACGATGTTTGTTGGCAGTACAGCGGAGTTACAGAAAATGTTAAAGCAACAAAAGGAGATAAATAAAGAGGACACGAATTAAAATAACATGACAGTTTTAAATGTTTTAAGCACCAATGCAATCGCTGCTGATGCTACAGAATACCAAGTTGTTCAAACTGGATTCTATCGCGTAGTTGCAACTGCAGGTGATGCGACAGTTGCATTTAATGGTGGTCCTGCAATCACTTTGATTCAAGACCAAGCACTCATTCTCAAGGGTGGCAAACCTGGACAAGCAAGAATTGTCAAGGCAGTGGATGATAGTACGGCAGACTATCAACTCGGTACAAACCTTGGTGAAGTTTCTAATACACACCCATTCTCCGTTGGAGATTTTATCGCTGTAGAAGATGCTAGCACCTCGCCTGCTATCGATTCCAACTTCCTTTCTGCTGGCACCGCTGGCAAGAAAATCACTGCTGCAACAGGAAACACAATCAGCACTGATATCGATTCATCTTCTGCATCTGCTGATTACACTTACGCTTACAGCGGTCCCCAAGCAATCGTCAAACGTTGTGTAAGTATTGCTGCAACTGGTAATGCAATCGTTGTTGAGGAAGTTCAAAGGATCGGTTGATATGCCACTAGTTAACCAGGAAGCAGAGAGAATCTTTAGGGGGATGAAGAGTAAAAACTCTCGTCGCTTTAAAGATCTTTATGGAATGCGTGACAAAGAAGTTATGCATGCCACAGCAAACAAACTCGCACAGAAAAAACAAGTGAAAAAACCAACGTGGAAGTCAGGACAGGGTTTCGGTGAAGAAAACAAATCTGGTGATTCTTCTCTCCGTGACTGGTTTAGCAAGAGTAAGTCTTCTGATGGCAAGCCTGGTTGGGTTCAACTCGGTGGTAAATATGCAGGAAAACCCTGTGCAAAGCAACCTGGACAAACAACAAAACCCAAGTGCGGTTCAAGTAAAATGAAACGCAACCTAAATAAAAAGGAAGAGGATGCAGCATTCCGTCGCAAGAATGCTAAAGATCCGAATCCTGATCGTAAAGGTAAGGCAATCAACGTGAAAACAGAAGAGACTATCAATGAAAGGGGAGACTATTGGCATCCCGATCCTGACAAGGATAGAAAATTGGGTGGTCCTGGTGCGAACCAACGTGCTCGCGAAGATCGTGCTGCTGCGTCTAAACCAAAATCAGATCCGAAAAAACTTAGACCAGGTGAGTCCTACATGGACTACGCCAAACGTCATGGTCATAAGTCAACTCCCAAAAAGAAAAAATCTATCTTAGGACGTTTAGGTTTGAAAAAAGAAGAATTACAAATCGAAGGCAAGGGTGAGAAGGACGCTTGCTACAAAAAAGTTAAATCTCGTTATTCTGTTTGGCCGAGCGCATATGCCAGCGGGGCATTGGTCAAATGTCGAAAAGTAGGTGCTGCAAACTGGGGTAACAAGAGCAAAAAAGAAGAATTTGAAGGTATGAAAACCTTTGCTGAATTCCAAGCAGAATGTTGGAAGACGCATAAAAAAGTAGGCATGAAAATGAAGGGAGGCAAGTTGGTAAATGATTGCCGCCCAAAGAATGAAGAAGTAACCAACGAAGCAAAGAAATGCTGGAAAGGTTATGAAAAGAAAGGATCCCAGAAACTCTTCGGCAAAACGTACAACCGCTGCGTCAAAAAGGAAGAAGTAACAAATGAAGGGGCAGCCTGGACCAAAAAAGCAGGAAAGAACTCAGAAGGGGGACTCAACGAAAAGGGACGCAAATCTTATGAAAGAGAGAATCCTGGATCAGACCTTAAAGCACCAAGCAAGAAGGTTGGAAATCCCCGCAGGAAATCCTTCTGCGCTAGAATGAAGGGTATGAGAAAGAGACAGAAACCCTCTAATAATACTGGGGATGATCGTCTGTCCAAGTCATTGAGAGCGTGGAATTGTTGATTGCTTGACAAATTGCATCAACGTGTTACAATAAATAGGTAAAACCACTATCAGAGGATACTGCATTATATGACTGATCCCAAAGAAGTATCGTCTTTTTCCATGGAACGGAAAGAGTGCGAGAAGTGTGGTGCCGTTTGGCTTAACGGACAACATACCTGGACTGGTACAGGAAGCAAAGGTAACGAGATGGACCTTGCTGGACTAGTCTGTAACAATATTAGTAAAGAAGATCCCGACTATCCAAAGTGTATTAATCCTAAGAGAGGATCTATTGGTGGTCAAACTTGGGACTACCGAAGAGGATATGTCGATGGTCAATTAGACGCCATGACAAAGAAGTCAGCAATGCCTGACAGTTAAAGGTAATACGTTCAAACACCAGTCATAGATAGTGTAGTTACATAAGGTACTATGAAGATTATTCTTTCCTTATTCGCTGCACTATTTTTTGCTATGCCAGCATGGGCAGTTGATGTTCAGATGGGTTCTAACGGAAACCTAGTCTTTGAACCCTCAGAGGTTACTATTTCTGCTGGTGAATCCGTTCATTTTGTTAACAACATGCTTCCTCCTCACAACGTGATTGTGGAGGGTCGTCCTGATCTTGGTCATGAATCCCTTGCAATGTTACCAGGTGAGGAGTTTGATGTTGTTTTTGCTGATGCAGGCGACTATACTTATTGGTGTGCTCCCCACAAAGGGGCGGGCATGATCGGTACAGTACATGTTGAATGATGAAAAAAATCAATGAAGTTACTCTGAATATCACGGTAGCAATCATTGACTTCCTGTATAAGGGCAGAGACTACCAACGCTTCTGGGTGCTTGAAGAAATTGCTAGGGCACCCTACTTTGCTTTCCTGAGTATTCTTCATTTTAGAGAATCATTAGGATTGCGTGGCCCAGAACACCTTTATC